CGGTCCTTACCGCGCGCCCGTTGGCAGACTTTTGATGCCCCCCTTGCCATAGAGAAATGTTTTCTTGATGGCAATGCTTTCTGTTGTCAACTTGCAACGTTCTTTCCGTCTGCGTTTTTCTGCGGATGCCGTGCGCGGTACTCCTCATACGACGTGCGCCTGCGGCCCGACCACCTGGCGAGGCCGACGACTGCCAGCATAGCAGCGACCACGATCAGGATACCGACGTCGAGCGCGGTCACGACGCCACCCCATACTTGGCCTTCTGCTCGTCGGTCAGCATCGACACTTGCAGCAGATACTCCGGCCCGTTTTCGTTCCGCGTATCCGACGCAAGCCCCACTTGCGAGCGCATCAGGTCCGCATCCCGCACCCACACCGAAGCCGGCAATCCGGCATCGCCCTCTTCCTTGGGCACTTCGACATGCGCCACCTTGCGCCCGCCCACGCCTTCCGTGCTCGGCTCGCGCCACGTGCCTGTCAGCCCTTCCGCATCGAACGCGGCCGACTGCGCCTCGCTCATGCCCGCACGCGGCTTGCCGATGAAGCTGTCGAGCGCTTGACTGGCACGGTGCTGGTCCAACTGCTTCATGCGGTTGGTGATGCCGATCAGGTCATCGGGCGTGATGGCCATCTCAATCGATATGCGGAACGTACCGCCGATGACGCCCACCTGGCCGCCGAGGACCAGCTGATCAGGCGGCAGGCCGAAGTAGGACGCTGCAGCGTTGAAGAATGCGGACGAAGTGTTGAGGGTCTTGGGGTTCATGCTTTCACCTCGTCGCCCGTGCCGAGAATACCGCCGAAAGCAATCAGGTCATCCGCGCTGATATCGGTCATGCGGTCCAGCTTCTCCACAGCTTCCGCAGACAACAAAATAGCGCCCGGCTCAAGCGCCTTCTTTATCGCCGCCATTGCCTCGGTAGCGTCAATTTTCACAGTCAAGACTTCCATAATTCATCCTTTCGAGAGGGGGTTATCGCCTGTCACGGTGCCACGGCAGTGATGTGCACGAATGCTTGTGGGTTCGTATCGAACCCCAACACCCCCACACCCGCCACGCTTATGGTCGTGACCTTGGCGAGTTGGATAGTAACACTTGTGTTCGTCACAGCCAATAGCTTGTGATTAAACACCACGTTGCCCGCCGTGGCGTCCTGCACCGTCAGGCCAATCACCGGCACCACGCCCGCCGGGTATGGGGTCGGGAACGTCCACACGTATCGCCCGTTGATGTCGGTTTGCACGCGGATGCGCTGCACCGCCGTGCCGGCCGGGCCCGCTGCGCCGGTATCCCCTTTCACGCCCTGTGGCCCCGTCAATCCGATCGGCCCTTGCGCACCGGGGGCGCCACGTGGGCCTTCTGGCCCGGCTGGTCCTTGATCCCCCTGCGGCCCGCGTTCACCGGTGGCGCCCACAGGTCCGACTGGCCCTCGCGCGCCGGCCGTGCCGTCAAGGCCTGGGGCCCCTTGCGCGCCGGCAGACCCCGTTTCGCCCTTCGCACCTGGGGCGCCGCGTTCGCCGGTGTCGCCTTTCGGGCCTGCGGGGCCCATGGGCCCGGTCGCGCCGGTCGCCCCTGTGGCGCCGGGGTCGCCTTGCGGGCCCCGCGAGCCGATGGGGCCAGGCGCCCCAGGAAGGCCGTCAGAGCCGTTTTCTCCGGCTGGCCCTGCCTCACCCCTTACCCCGTCCTTTCCGTCGCGTCCTGGGGCGCCTGCGGGCCCCGCTGGGCCTTGTTCACCGCGTGGGCCAGCCGGCCCAGGCTCGCCGGGGTCACCTTTTGGTCCTGGCGCCATCACGTTGCCGCCCTTCGATACCCGGAACGATGCGTCGGGGCTTTCAATGCCGGTGATGTTCCCCGCGTCATCGGTCGTGTAGCGCACCGTGCGGCGGTTGAGCGTCTTGCGCAGTTGGTCAGAATCGCGGCCGGCCATTTACGGGGCCTCCGCGGACGGGACGAGGAACCATGCGGACTCAGCCATGAGCAGATCGCCTTCCCACGTCGACACTTGGCGAACGAACCGGCCGGACTGGTCGGGGCCGTAGGTCACCATGGTCTGGTTGCCGTTGCTGTCGTAGCGGAATTTGCACGCCAGCGAGCCCAGGTCGAAGGTGTGCTCGCCGGTCTGGTCGGTGACGATGCCCGAGCCGAAGGCCGGGGCCGTCATGTCGACATACGAGCCATTGGGCAAGCGCTTGAGGGCCCGGGTGCGGTTACCGCCAATGCCGAAGGTGAGAATGTCGGGGGAGTCGTTGTCTGCCATGCGAATCTCTCGGGTAGATGGTTGCGAGAGGGATGGCGAAATTGTAGCGGAGAATGTTGCGGGAGGTGGCCCGTTTCGTGGGCCGGTCGGCGAAGGGGCCATTCTTCGCACCGTAGGAGCTTGCCACAAGCAAAACCGAGGCTATCACTCCACCGGCCACCCGTCCAGTCCAATTTGCACCTTGGGCCGGTAGGTGCGGCCGGTTTCCTCTGTTGTCTTTTTTGCATGACATGGGGCGCATATGCTTTGGCAGTTCTTCGGGTCGTCGATCTGCTCCTGCGTCCAGCCCAGGGCCACCGCCTTGGCTTTGCTCACGATGTGGTCCACCTGGGTCGCCATCGTGGGCCGGTTTTGCTTGAGGCAAGGTTGGCAGAGGCCCTTGTCCCGATCCAAGACCAACTTGCGAATTTTTACCCATTCACTTCCGTATCCACGGCTTTGACGACTTTCCTTGCTCCAGGCCATTGCCCATCCTCCTTGCAAAAATCTACCGGTTCGTATGCTCTACCTCTCTACCTCTACCCCTGTCTTATAGACAGGGGGTGGTAGAGGTAGAAAGGTAGAACAGCTTTACGCTCTACTTCTACCACGTTTCTACCTAAAATCTTGGTAGAGGTAGAAGTAGAGCAGTAATTATTCGCTTGCAGTTTTTGGCAAACTCAAACGCCCCGAAACCTCGATCACGGCCCCGTCGCGGATCAGCCGATCCAGTGGTTTGGTTATCAGAGCCTTCCAATTGTGGTTTTCGATGCCAGACGAAGGCAATGGGGTGATGGCCCGAACATCTTGGATGAACGCCTCGCGCTCGACGTCGCCAGCGATGTAGGTGGCCAACTGGCAAAGAATGCGGGCCTGCACCTCGCTGCGCGGCTTCTCCTGCTGGGCGCCCATCTGCTCGGCAACTGTGGGCGCGTCGGTCAGGTGCTCAACCACGCAGCTGGTCCGGGTGTCGCCATCCTCGTCCATGCCTACGGTCACGTTGGCCAGCTTGAACCGGTACTCGCGCCCGTCCTCGCCATCCTTCATCTTGGTCACCTTGACCGTACGGTGGGCGGCGGCCTTCGTGACCGAGTACTCCACGTCGGCCGCCGCGCGCAATGCCCCTGAGCCCCGGGCCCCCCTCGCGCTGTCCTTGCCGCTGTGGTGGATCAGCATGATGATGGCGCCGGTAACCTGGTGGAGCAAATGGCAATTGGCCACGACGGTGTTCGTATCCTTGGCCTCGTTCTCGTTGCCCGCGCCCATCACCCGAGCATATGTGTCGACGTAGACCACGGCTAGCGGGCCGAGAGCCTTAAGCGCTCGGCCTAGGGCCAACACCCCACCTTTAGATTTCTTGTCGTTGTCCATCATGTTCGGCGCCGCGTCCAACACGCGAATGGGCACACCGGCCGGGTCAACATCGTGCTGGCGGCAATAGGCCGTGATGCGATCCTGCAGGCCCGTAGCACCCTCAGCGGCGATGTAGGCAACGGTGCCTTGCTTCGTGCGCGCGCCACGCCATTCCTGCCCGCGTGCGATGGCCATGGCCTGGTCGAGTGCCACGAACGTTTTGCCCGCGCCGCTGTCGCCGTACATGACACCTAGCGACGCCCGCGGCAACAGCCCCTTGATGATCCAGGACGGCGGTGCGCGGTGCAGGAACTCGTCGAGCGACTGGAACACGAAGCCGGCCGGTTTCTTCGCGGCCACGACGGGCGCCTCCGATTCGGCGTCGGGCGCGTCCAGGTTGTCGAACTCGTCGGCCGTTGCAGGCAGGCCGGATGGCCCCTCCTCGGGCGCCGGCTCTGGGCCCCCGAGGATATCGGACAGGTCGTCCACCAGGCCCTCGACCATCGTCTCGACCATCGGCTCGTCCACCAGGATCGCGAACTCGTCCGGATCGATCGGCCGGTTGCGGATATCGGCCCGCAGGCTTTCCAGTGTCACCCGGGCGCCCTCGCGGTCGGCGTCGAACGAATACCAGTGCTTTTCCAGGTCTTCAATCCCGAGGTACTTGGCGCCCTGCGATGACCAGTCGTCCCACAGTTCCAGGCCCTCGTACGCGCCGGCGAATTCATGGTGCAGGGCCATGCCTACCTCGACCCAGTTGCTATACCCCGCGTCCGGATCCAGCTGCGCAAGCGCTTCACGCGCGCCGGCCGCGTCGCTGTTGCCCGCTTCCCCGGCTTCGCCCCCGTGGTACGTGGACAACTCCTCCCACACAGCCAGCATGTCAGCCGGCAGTACGGGCGGGTTGCGCCAAGAGCCCTGCGACGGGTCGGCATACTCCCATGCGTACGGGTTGCCGGTCAGCGGGTGGAGCGACGGCGGCAGCACGTCCTGCATCGTGGCGCCGGAGCCCGACGCACAGCGCAGCTCGAGGCCATAGTCGTGGAACTGGTGGGTGCGCAGCGACTCGACGCCCACCGGCAACTGGAACAGCAGCTTGCCGCGGTTGGGACGCCCCGACGAGATGCGCACCGCCTTGGGGTGGTTCCACAGCGCGTCGAAGTCTAGCCCGTGCTCGACCAGCCATTCGGCTGCTTTGGCCAGGTCGTCGAAGTCGAGCACGCATGTGTGGCTGTAGCGGTGCGCTATGCCCACGTTGTTTTTGATGCGTGCGCATTGGGCCGGCGTGCGTACGCAGTTCTCCGGCTTGTTCCACCCCTTCGCAGTCGGGAACTTCTTGCCCGAAGGGATCGGCACCAGCGCCCAGCCGTTGGCCACATACTGGCGCGCGAGGAGGGACAGTTCCAGGTAGTCGAGCTGGGCGGCCATCAGATCGCCCCTTTCGCGCCGAACTCGAACCGAGCTTCTTTTGCTCGGTTAAGGGGCTCGTCCATCCAAGGAGTTCGCAGTTGACCTTTCAACCTAGTTGGGGTAACGCCGTAGTCACAGCCGCCCCATGCGAGCACCATCGTGTCCTCCTGCGACATGGTGTCGGAGAATAACCACATATGGTTGTCGCCTACGGCGCCCCAGTCGGCCTCCGCATCGATCGACAGCACAGCATCGGTGAGGGCTGAAGCGCTCGTAACGAGCGTGCCGCCCTGGCCCGGTAAGCCGCAGGAAATGAAGACGGGTTTTTGACTTTGGACCGCAAGCCTACCTGCCTTTTCAAGAGTCACGCTGTCGGGCTCGTCGGGCTTTATCTCCAGCCACATATCCCACTCCGGCAGCCAGAAGTCTGGCAGGTAGCGCAGGCCATTGCCGAGTTCGAACCCTTCCGGCTCGTACTCCCATTTGTACCCCAGGTGATCAAGAAAGACGGCCCAGCGGGCCTCAAGGCGGCTGCGGAAAGCGTAGCCGTTATATCGGGTCGTGATGGCCCGAAGCGATTTGCTTCTCATGTGTTTCCTTCCGAGTTGGTACTTCGTTGGCACCGGCAAAATGCCGGGCTGATCCGAATGTACCACCGAAAGACGAGTCCGCTAAATAACCTATAGCTATAAGCCCCAGTCCGCTTATGCCGATTCGCCAAAAGAAAAGCCCCGCAGGACGCGGGGCCAAATGCCCGGATAAGGCGGGGTCAGTCTACCATGGCTTCGCCGATCTCGGCCGCGATCATCACGATTGCCAAGCGGTTGATTGCCATCCGGTCGTGCACGCCATAGGGGATCTCGACTATCCGTGTCATCGGGCCGCAGATGACTCTTACACGGCGCTCGTCCATGTCGACCATGAGGTGGAGCGCATCGGCTAGGCGGAACGCGTCGCCGTCGTCACCACCGGGGTTCCACGGACTTGGGTACTCTTTCCCCGCCGGATCCGGCACCAGCAGCGCCGCGCCGAACGACGCAGGGCCCTCGTGGATAATGCCAGCCGCCTTCGCCGCCATCTCCAGCATGCGCCGCGTGATCATGCCTTATCCCCCACGCGCAGACCACCGCCCAGCGATGCGGCCACCTTGCGGCGCTCCTCGGCGCACCGCTTCTCGTCCTCGATGATGCGCAGGCCGATCTTCGGGCTCACCAGGGACAGCAGAGCCACCATCTGGAAATACGCGAACAGGATCAATCGGTTCTTTATTTGCATTTTGTCACCCCAGCATTTGCGCGCCGCTCATCGCCGCGGCGCTTGGCGTTATTGCTTTCCGGCCTGCTTGCCCAACAGCCGCGAGAAAATGCCGTTCTTCTCCTTTTCCGGCCCTTTGTACCATTCCGGCGCGGGGCTGCCCATTTGGAGCCTTCCGACGCCAGGCTCTCCGCACTTCGGGCAACCTTTGATATTGATATCGCCGGTCAGCATCCACTGGTGCCCGCATTTACGGCATTCAACGTAAGTGTTCATTGCCCCTCCTTCCATTCGTTATCAGCCCAATCCGGCTCGTATTGCTCCAAGCGCTGTTCAAGTTCCGCGATGTAGCTCTGGACAGCGCCGATCGGGCTGGTGCATGCCTTGTACCTGTCTGGCACGCTGCTGCGCAAGATGCGGTCGCCGTCGTCCTGCGGCTGGCGCATTGCCAGCGCGGCGCGGGCGTATTCGCGCATCTGGTCGGCGGTGTAGAACGTGTGCAGGCTTTCCAGATTGGCGCCGTGCAGAGCCTTTGCGCGAGGCGGCGCCGGCAGTTCCTGCCCACCCGCCTGTTCCGCTGCGCTCACTGGTGCGCCCGCCGACAAGAGCGCTTCCAATTCCTCGATCTCGAACATGCAGGTTTGCGATGGCGGGCGGCCCTTGCCGGTTTCGCCGTACGTCACGGCATGCTTCATGGCGGTGAGGCAGCGGCGCAGCAGGTCGAGCGGCACGGCGCTCACTGGTGCGGTAGCGGCGCGCTCGACAATGGCGAGTGCTTCGCGCATGTCCGCCACATCGCGGTCAACGGCTGCGTGCCGGTCGGGCTTGTAGCCAGCGTATGCGCGGTGCGTTTCGTCAGCGTGCGCGACGGCCAGGTCAACGCCGGTTTCGAGTGCCGCTTTCACTTTTGCCAATTCTTCGTTGTTCACGGTGTTCTTTCCCTTCGGTGGTTATGCCGCACGGCGAACGCGCGGGATCTGTGGCTTCGGCTTCATCAGCGGGTCAGGCAAGGCGCCGGCCAAGATCGCGTTCCAGTTGGCGCGATTGTTGAGCACAACGGGGCCGACGTTCCCGTCGATCATGCCTTTCGTCGGCGCCTCACCCAGCGCGTCGATCACCTCGCACGGCACGGCCAGCGTGTCATCGCCCCGGTGGTAGTAGTTCCGGTTCGCGCGCACCTGCTCCGTGCTGTACTTCCCGGCCCACGGCAGCGGCCACGCATAGCCGGAGTCTTCCGGACGCCATACCGTGATGTACGGCGTGTCGCGCTTCGTCCATTTCAGGCTCACGATGTAGCAGTCACTCATCGCCCGCCCCTTTCCGGTCCACGCCCTGAGAGGCAACTTCCCGCACCTCGACTTCGAACTGCTTGCCGTCCTGCCGCGTCACGGTAGTTTTGTTGCCGGGCCTGACCATTTCGATGACGGCACCGAACACATCGCTGGTCACGTCGAACTTTTCGCCACTCCACGTATCGCCAGCTTTGTTCACGCGCCCTGCGTAGATGCGCAGGGTGAGCGGCGAGAGTTGAACGCGAATCGGGTTGAGCAGCTTATTCATCACTCGCCTCCCTTCACGCCCTGAGAGGCTAGAGCGGCGAACTCTGCCATGCTGCTGTCGATGTCACGGGTGGTGGCGAAATGGCTGCTGGTGCCGAGGCGCACTGCAAGATCGCGCGCCCGCTGCCGTTCATCCGCGTTGTCGTGGTCGGCAGTCAGCCAGCGAAGCCGATGCGCATCCTTCGCATCCTCGTTCGTCACTGCCGAAGATGCGGATAGAGCGGCGAGCAACGGGTCTACTTCGATGGCGCGATAGAAGCGCCCGGTTTCGGATTCTTCCATCGTGTTGCTGTCACCAAAATAATCCCAGCGCTGGATTTTCGGCGCCTCCTGCACGCCTGCCTGTTGCGCGGAGAGAGCGGCGCGGGCCTGCCATGCGCGCCACGCGACCTGAACGTGAGCGTAGAAGTATTCGCCGTTCGGCTGTTGCCAAACCGCCGTCGGGTTCGACCAGTCGTTGGTCAATTCGTCGGCCATCACGTGCCCCTCGAACGCTGCCCGTTCATCGCTCGGCGCCGGGTGCGCGGCTGCTGGTGCGGCGAAAAGGTTGTCGCCCACGTTCAAGCCTTCAGGACGCAGCCATGCCACGCGAAGTTCCCCGCCGAAGTTTGGGCCCGTTGCGCTGACCACCTTCGCCACTGGCTCGCTCGTCGCTGCCTGGGCGAGCGAGGCGGCGAGAATTGCATCGATGCGCGCGATTTCTTCGTCGACAACGCTTTTGGGGGCGCCGATGCTGCGCAGTTTCAAGTGCGCCCGGTAGGCTTTCACCAGCCCAATCAGCTCGCTCGCCGTGCCTTGCGGGGCTGGGGTGAGCGAGGCGGGAGCGGCGGCCGCCTTGCATATAGCGACAACGTCAGCGTACCGGTAAAAGTAGTCGCCTTCGTGAAACTTCTCCTGCCGGGTGGGACGAAGCTTATCGCCCACCAGAACGGCCGGCGCCCCGTAACCATTGATGAGATCAAAAAGTGTCTTATCGTTCACAGGTCACCCCCAGTTCCCATTGCGTTGCGAAGTTTCGGCGAGATCAGCTCGGCGCGCGGCACGCCGTAGTGCATCTCGATCTCCTGCGCCCTGGCCGGCGGCGCGTAGCCCGCTTTCACCCAGCCCGCCACCGCCTGCTGCGTGACACCCAGCCGCGCGCCCATGGCCGGCTGCCCACCGGCTGCGGCCACCGCCCGCTCGATGCCGTTCTTTGGCTCGGGCTTCTGCGGCGCGGGTACATCGCCGCGCAGCCAGGTGGACACCGCCGTCTGCGATGCGCCGAGGCGCCGCGCCAGTTCGGCACCGCTGCCGACACGTTCGATGACTCGACCCAGTGCGCGCTTCGGATCGTCCTTGATCCACATGCGCAGCGTCCGTTCCGTCAAACTGATCGCACCCGCCAGCTCCCCTACCCCACCGGCGAACCGCGCCGCTCGGTCGATCCCATACATACGTTCCATATCGTGCACCCCTTGTCAAGTTGATGGCGCCAGTATGCCAACAAACAAGCGTTAGCACAAGCGAATTCTTGTCCGCGAAAATATTTTGCGAAAATGCTTGATACAACCATTCGATTGTGCGATAGTTTGATCCGCGTCAAACGAAATCACCGAACTTTTTAAGGAGCACTATATGAGCATGGAAAACGCAATCCTCGAACTGGCTGCAGCGATCCGAGAACTGGCCGGCAGCGGCCAACGCATCACCGGCATGGCTCCAGCCCTCGCCGCGCCCTGCGGCGCCGCCCATGTGGCGGTCAACGAAGTCTCGGCTCAGCAGCAAGCGGAGCAGCTGAAGCCTGACGCCGAACTGGAAGAGGCCGTCCAGAAGGTGGAAGCTGCGGCCAAGGAAGAAAAGAAGGCCGACAAGCCGGTGCCGAAGAAGGAAGAAGTCAAAGCGGAAACGAAAGTCGAAGAACCTGCGTCAGCCGCTGAAGCCATCGACTACAAGACCCAGGTTTATCCGAAGCTGGTCGAACTGGGCAAGGGCAAAGGCCGCGCTGCCGTTGTCGGCCTGCTGGCTGAATTCGATGCCAAGAACGGCGACCAGTTGAAGCCCGAGCAGTATTCGGCCGTGCTGGCGCGCGCTGCGGAACTGGTGGCCTGATCATGGCTACCGCGATCATCACGATCACCGACTGCGAGGACGGCAGCGCCGCCCAGGTGTCGGTGAAGTTCGAGCCGCTGGGTGCTGACGAGAACAGCACGGCGCACGCCCTCGCGGCCATGGCCATCAACGCGATGACCACCGAGGAAGAACGCGAGGACGCCACCTACTCCGAAGGGATGTGCGGCCATGGCTGACCACGCGAAGCTCTCGCCGAGCAGCGCCCACCGCTGGCTGCGCTGCCCTGGCTCCGTGGCGCTCGAAGCCGGCTACCCGGACAAGGGCAGCGACTTTGCCGACGAGGGCACGGCGGCCCACTTCCTGGCGTCGGAATGCCTGGAGGGTGAGCACGATGCAGCGTTATTCATCGGGCAGCATATCCTCGTCGATGGCGGCGCAACGATGTGGGCCGGCCCGGAAGGTACGCACACCGTCGACCGCGAGATGGCCGGCCACGTCCAGAAGTACATCGACAAGGTGCGCGAGAACGCGGCCGGCGGCGAGCTGTTCGTCGAGCAGCGACTGCCGATCTTCGGCGGTTCGGGTGTCGACCAGTTCGGCACCAGCGACTCGGTGATCATTGTCGGCCGCCGGATCGTCATCATCGATCTGAAGTACGGCAAGGGCGTGCAGGTGTTCGCCGAGGAGAACGAGCAGCTGATGCTTTACGCCCTGGGCGCGCTGGACGAGCACGGGCTGCTGCAGGAGTTCGACGAGGTGGTGCTCGCCATCCACCAGCCGCGCATCGACCATTACGACGAGTGGGTGACAACGCCGGCGGCGCTGCGCGAGTTCGAACAGCGGGCGATCGCCGGTGCCAAGGACGCTTTGCACATCGTCATCCCCGGCGCGCTGTCGCTGATCCCCGGTGAGAAGCAATGCCGGTTCTGCAAGGCGAAGGGTGGCTGCCCCGCGTTGCGCGACAAGGTGCTGGCCACGGTGGCGGGGGACTTCGAAGTGGTCACGGAATCCGGGGATCCCGCTGCACCCAACACCGTAACCGAAGCGTTGATCACCCTCGGCAAAGGCGAGGTGGCCGTCACGATCACCGAGGCCGAGAAGATCATCGCGGCGGCCCACGGGGTGGCGCCGAAGGCGGTGGATTTCCTGTACGGAGACTATCGGGACGAAAACACCCCCGGCTTGTCGGCTCACTTCGTCGTCAAGAAACCCACCATCCGCCCCGTGCTCGACGGCTACGAGCAGCGCATCACCGACATGGACGACGTGCACCTGGCGGCGGTGATGGAAGCGATCGACCTGCTCGAAGCCTTCCCCAAGGCGGTACGGGCGGAGGTCGAGCGCCGGCTGCTGGCCGACCGCCAGGTGCCAGGGTTCAAGTTGGTGCAGGGCAAGCAGGGCAACCGCCAATGGAATGACGAGGCGGGCGTCGAAGCTGAACTGAAGCGCATGCGCTTGAAGAAAGACGAGATGTACGACTTCGTGTTGATCTCGCCCACCACGGCCGAGAAGCGCGCCACCGAACTGGTCGACGGCAAGCCGGTGATCGGCGCGAAGCAATGGGCCAAGCTGCAGGCGTACATCACCCGCAACGAAGGCAAGCCCTCGGTGGCGCCGGCGGCCGACAAGCGGCCCGTGTGGACGCCGCCGAACGTGCTCGATGAATTTGACGAAATGACCGGTGGCGAAGATATCGCCTCGGGCGAAATGGACGACTTGTCCGACCTCATTTAACTGAAAGGCAATACCATGAAAATCAAACTGCAAAACGTCCGCCTGGCCTTCCCCAACCTGTTCAAGGCCACCACCGTGAACGGCGAAGGCGACCCGGCATTCTCCGCGTCGTTCCTGCTGGCGCCGAACGACCCGCAAATCAAGGTGATCGAGGCGGCCATCGCGCAGACCGCCAAGGACAAATGGGGCGCCAAGGCCGACCAGGTGCTCAAGCAGATGCGCGCGGCCGACAAGACGGCGCTGCACGACGGCGACACGAAGAGCCAGTACGCCGGCTTCGAAGGCATGATGTTCGTGGCCTCGCGCAGCAAGACCCGGCCGCTCGTCATCGACCGCGACAAGTCGCCGCTGACCGAGGAAGATGGCAAGCCGTACGCTGGCTGCTACGTGAACTGCTCGCTGGAGCTGTGGGCCCAGGACAACAACTACGGCAAGCGCATCAACGCGCAACTGGGCGGCGTGCAGTTCTTGAAAGACGGTGACGCCTTCGCCGGTGGCGGCAGCGCGGCCGACGAGAACGACTTCGACGACCTGGGCGAAGGCGCCGACGCGGAAGACGACCTGCCGCTGTAATGGCCACCTACTCGCTACGCTGCCGCAATTCGGCCTGCCGCCACCGGCGCGTGGCGAGTACCCACCCGGACGACTACAAGGTGGTGCCGCGCTGCCCCCGGTGCGGTGAGCGGCGCGGCTGGCGCATCGAGGACCGGGCCTACAACCGGCGCGGACTGTGCCACTGCAGCGGGCCGGAGATGGTGACCGGCCGGCATTTCCCGCACCGCCCCCACCATCCGCTATGCGACAACCACCCGCATGGCTTTTACAACCAGGCGCGCGCCCGTGGCGTTGCGCATTCTGATATCCCGGAGGAATTTTGGCCGAAGAATGGAGAGCCGTGCCCGGCTACGAAGGGCGATACGAGGTAAGTAATTTGGGCCGCGTGCGATCTTTAGACCACCGCGTGCGGGTTGTTTGCAAGGGCATCGAGACAACGCGCCTTTCGCCGGGAAAGATGCTGAAGCCCGGCGGCTCCGGCGAGTTCGGCCACGTGACGGTAGCGATCGGAAGGGGTAATTCTATCCCCGTGCACACGCTCGTAATGCTGGCATTCGTGGGGCCGCGGCCAGCAGGGGCAGACGTTGCGCATAACAACGGGGACGCCGGCGACAACCGATTGGCGAACCTGCGCTATGCCACGCGCACCAGCAACAATCAAGACATCTTTTACCATGGGCGCCGCCGCTGGACCCTAGCCGATATCCGCCGTATTCGCGCCGAGGCTGGGGCGTACCGCGGAGCCGGCCGCGATCTGGCGCGCGAGTACGGAGTAACCACGGGAACTATCAGCGCTATCTATACGCGAAGGAATTATGGCTATGTCGAGTAAGCTCTGGTTAGACGACGAGACCTTTTCTCCCACCCCCATCACCAACGGCCTGCACCGCTACGCCGAGGACGTCGAGATCCTGATCCGCGCGCTGGCGCTGGATGACGGACCGGTGATAGTGCAGGATTGCACCCCAGGCGGGCTCATGTGGGAGCTGCGCGGCGATGATCTTATATCGCCGGACCTGGCCTACGTGCGCCAGGTCGACACCGCTTTGCGGCACAGCGATTGTGAAGTGTACGCCCACAACAGCCAGTTCGACAGGACTGTCGAGCGCTGGGCCGGCCTGCGCATCCCGCTGCACCGCTGGCGCATCCCGCTGCACCGCTGGCGCGACACCATGGTGCAGGCGCTCGCGCACAGCCTGCCCGGCGCCCTGGGCGACTTGTGCGAGGTGCTGAAGCTGCCCACCGACAAGGCCAAGGACAAGGCCGGCAAGGCCCTCATCCAGCTGTTCTGCAAGCCGGTGCCGTTCAAGTTCCGCAAGCGCGCGGAGGGCGAGAAGCTGGCCGACTACAAGGCCGCGCGCGAAGCTGCAGAGAAGACCTGGAACGGCCGCGCCACGCGCGAAACGCACCCGGCCGAGTGGCACCAGTTCCTCCTGTACGCCGGCCGCGATATCGAGGCGATGCGCGCCGCGCACAAGATCATGCCGACCTGGAACTACCGCGGCGCCGAGCTGGAGCTGTGGCACCTGGACCAGACGATCAACGACCGCGGCGTGGCCATCGACGTCGAACTGGCCGAGTGCGCGGTGAACGCGGTGGACGAGGCCCAGGCCCTGCTGCGCGAGCGCACGGCCGAGATCACGAACGGCGAGGTGGAGTCGGCCACGAAGCGCGACGCCATGCTGGCCCACGTCCTGGCCGAGTACGGGGTGGAACTGCCTGACATGCAAATGGCCACGCTCGAGCGGCGCATCGCGGACCCGGACTTGCCCGAGGGCCTGCGCGAGCTGCTGCGCATCCGGCTGCAGGCGTCCACCACCAGCACCAGCAAGTACAAGACGCTGATCAAGGGCACGTCCAGCGACGGCCGGCTGCGCGGCCTGCTGCAGTTCTGCGGCGCGGCGCGCACCGGGCGGTGGGCGGGCCGACTGTGGCAGCCGCAGAACCTCCCCCGGCCCGTGCTCAAGCAGGACGAGATCGACGCCGGCATCGACGCGCTCAAGGCCGGCATGGCCAATGTCCTCTACGACAACGTGATGCAACTGACGTCATCGGCGATCCGAGGGTGCATCATCGCGCCGCCCGGCAAGAAACTGGTGGTGGCCGACCTGTCGAATATCGAGGGCCGGGTGCTGGCCTGGCTGGCGGGCGAGCGGTGGAAGATCAAGGCGTTCGGGGAATACGACGCCGGCACCGGGCACGACCTGTACGCGCTGTCGTATGCCAAGTCCTTCGGCGTCACGCCCGAATCTGTGATGGAAGACAAGAAGGCCGGTGGCAGCCAGCGCCAGGTGGGCAAGGTGCAGGAGCTGGCGCTCGGCTACGAGGGCGGCGTCGGCGCGTTCGTCACGTTCGCCGCGGCGTACAACATCGATCTGGAGAAGCTGGCCGAGATCGGCTCGCGCGCCATCCCCGGCGAGGTGTGGGGCCGGGCGAACATCATGTACGAATGGCACCAGAAGCAAGGCCGCCACCCGGACGCAGCACTCGGCCTGTCGAAGAAGGCATGGCTCACTTGCGAGTCGTTCAAGTTGGGCTGGCGCGACGCCCACCAGAACGTGGTGCAGCTGTGGCGCGACCTGGACGCGGCCGTGCGCAGCGCCATCACCCGGCCGGGCGAGACGTTCATCGTCGGTGTGCTGCGCGTGCGGCGTGATGGCGCCTGGCTGCGCATCGTGCTGCCATCGGGCCGGGCACTCTGCTACCCGTCACCTGCGCTGGTGCCGGAGAAGAAAAAGCGCAAGAGCGACGAATGCCCCACGTGCGAGGGCGGGGGAATCGTGCAGGCGTTCGGGTGGCAGGGCGATATCGATCCCCAGGCGACACACCCGGAGGTCTGCTACACCTGCAAGGGTTCGGGGAAAATCGACTTGGGCGATCTGGATACAGATGTGAGCGGCGGCCGTACCGTCATCACCTACATGGGCGTCAACCAGTACAGCCGCAAATGGGACCGGCTCACCACCTACGGCGGCAAGCTGGTGGAGAACGTGACCCAGGCCGTGGCGCGCGACGTCATGGCGGCGAACATGCCGGCGATCGAGGCCGAGATGTACGAGATCGTGCTGACGGTGCACGACGAGATCATTTGCGAAGCACCCGAGCATGAGGACTGGAACCACGAGCACCTGGCCGCGTTGATGGCCACGGTGCCGCCATGGGCCGCCGGCCTGCCGCTGGCCGCTGCGGGCTTCGAAGCAACACGATACCGCAAGGACTGATAAAAGTACTTGCACAAGTCTTTGGTTGTGCTATTATACGTTCATCGCAACCCCTCTCGGAGATTCAAAATGTACACCCAGGAAACCAAGGCCAAGTTACTGGCCGCGATGCCCGGCACGCGGGAAGAACTGCAGGTGAAGTCAGGACTGGCGAACAGCACGATCCGCGCGGTGACCAAGGCGCTGTTGCTGGCCGGCGAGTGCCACATCGGCGACTGGCAGCGCGGCGCGGGCCACAAGCCGCGCGGAGTGTACCAGCGCGGGCCGGGCAACAAGGCCAAGGTGCCGCGGTTCTTCGACCGACCCAAGGCCCAGCGCACTGGCGTGTGGCGCGACCCCCTGGTGGCGGCCCTGTTCGGCGAGGCCACCAAATGCTGACCGATCGCATGCTGCACCTCACCTTGGCCGCGCTGGTAGCTGTCGGCGCTATCCTTCTCACCGCCCTTATCGTATTGGAACTGCAATGATCAAACCGAAAAAGATTCTCGAACGCGACGTCGAGAAGTACCTCGTCGAGCGCGCCAAGGCGCTAGGCGGCGAGTGCCGCAAGGTCAAATGGCTCGGCCGCAGCGGGGCGCCGGATCGGATCGTGATGCTGCCTTGGTTAAACCCCGCCAGCCCTGCGGAAGTTCGGCACACCGGCCCAACACAAACCATCTGGATCGAACTGAAGGCCCCCGGCAAGACGCCCGAGCCCCACCAGCTGCGCGAACACGAGCGCATGCGCAAGATGGGCCAGCGGGTGGAAGTGGTCGACAGCTTCGAACGTGTCGACGAGGTGCTGTCGTGAGCGGCGGTTTCCGCCCCTGCCCTCCGCTTCCGCCCGATGTGGAAGAGGCGGCCCGTAAAGTGGAACGCTACATGGCAGAGCAAGGACTGGTTAGCTTCGGCGGCCTGTCCCTTCGCAAAGACGCAGAAGCCGGCAAGCGTTTGGCGCACGCCGTAATCGACCTGGTGAACTGTCGCGGCCGATACCACACGGAACAGAACTTCGAAAAGTTGAAAGCGGAATTGAAATACTACCTGTCCCGCGTCACGAAGTAGCAACACCCAACCCTCTCGAAAGGAATCGCCATGAACCACGTTGACGACGTAACCAAGGCATTCGACACCATCCACGAAGCAATGCGCGCCATGCAGCGCCAGAATCTCGATCTGCGTAAGCAGGTGGAACAGGCCAAGGCCAGCAAGGTGATCGCCGAACAAGAACGCGACGACGCGCTGCGCCAGCTTGCGCAAATGAAGGCTAGCCGCCGGGTGGCGGCATGAACGAGAAGTGGGTGGCGCTGGCCGCGCAGATCGCGGATCTGAAGCGCGAAGTAGAAGCCCTGCGGGCCGAGCGCGATGTGTACAAAGCAATGTGCGATCTGCACGACGCCCGCGCCCGTATCGTCACCATCGGCCCGGCCGATGACGTCATCGAAATTAACCTGAAGGAATTGGCATGAAAAACAACATCGTCGCTTTCACCCTCGAAGCCCTGTTCGTGGGCTCGCTCGCCGCCTGGCTGTTGCTGGACCTGGACGGCGCCGGCAACCTGTTCAAGTTCATGGCTTGGCTGATGATCGTCTTCGGCCTGATCTGCGCGCTGTCGGACGCCGGCAAGGTGGCGCTGCGCAAGAGCAAGATGGCGCCCGCCCGGGCCGCCTGGCTGTTCGTGCGCAACCTGGCCGTGCTGGCCATCACCGCGTGGCTCGGCCTGTACTTCCTGGCCACCATGTGGGCATTCTCCTGGCTGCTGGTGCACAGTGTGCGCAACGCGAAGGTGCAATCGTGATCCGCGTATCCGAACTGACCGGCGCGCAGCTGGACTACTGGACAGCGCGCGCCGAGGGCATCCCGGCCGAGCAGTTGACCATTCGCCGGGTGCCGCGCACCGACAACCTGATTTGCGTGCACAGCTTTTACGACGTGGCGGGCCTGGGCGGTCTGCTGGTGAAGCGGGTGGACTACAGCAGCAAGTGGGAAACCGGCGGGCCGCTGATCGAGAAGCACCGGGTGGACCTGTATTGGATCGCCGGTCATAGCGGTTGCGGGGCCTTCATAGGATCGGACGATGGGCACGGCGACACCCCGCTGCAAGCCATCTGCCGCGCCGTCGTGCGCGCGGCCTTTGGCGACGAGGTTGAGGAGGTGCCGATACATGACTGAGCGGATCTGGCGCGACATACCCGGCGAAACGCGGTACGAAGTCAGCAACGACGGATTGATCCGGACGAAGCCCCAGGTGCTCAAACCCTACCCTAATCGGGTGGCCGGGCACCTGTACGTAACACTTTCCAACCGCAAGAGGATGCTCGTACATCGGGCGGTGGCGCTGGCTTTCCTCGAAAACCCGGAGCAAAAGAGGTGCGTCAACCATAAAAACGGAAAATCTTTCGACAACCGACTCGAAAACTTAGAGTGGGCCACGCACAGCGAAAACAACTTGCACGGGTATAGGTCAAACGGACGCCGGCACTACTCGGTATTCCCCGTCTACTCGGTGAATTCGGACGGTGAAGTTACCCATTACGATTCCGTCAAAGCCGCAGCCGAGCACCACCAGGTGACGCGCGGCGCGATCCACGCGGCGCTTCGTAACGGCGGCACCTGCCGCAAACTCCATTGGAAGAAAGCATGAGCCAAGTATTCACCCCACGTCCGTATCAGCACCTTCTCACGAACCACATGCTGGATTTGCCCCGATGCGCAGCCTTCGCGGGAATGGGCGTTGGCAAAACGACAAGTACCCTTAACGCTTTGGATATCTTGCAAGCGGTGGACAATCGCCCCGTGCTGGTGCTGGCGCCTCTCCGGGTGGCCAAGACCACATGGCCGGATGAGGCGCGCAAATGGTCCCACCTGCGCCACCTGTCGGTGATGCCGATTGTAGGCAGTGAGCGCGAACGGCTGTCGGCTTTGAAGTACGACGCCAATATCTATACTAGTAACTACGAGCAACTACCATGGCTCGCATCCCATTTCGAAAAGAAGGCATGGCCCTTTAAAACGGTGGTCTGCGATGAATCGACGAAGCTGAAAGGGTTCCGCCTGCGGCAAGGCACGCAACGCGCCAAGGCCCTCGCCCGGGTGGCGCACAAAGACGTCGAGCGGATGATCGAACTGACCGGCACGCCATCACCCAACGGCCTGGCCGACCTGTGGGGGCAAATCTGGTTTCTGGACAAGGGCCACCGGCTCGGCCGCACGTATGACGACTTCCGCCAGCGCTGGTTCGAGAAGTCATACGACGGCTTCAGCATGACGCCGCGCGACTACGCCCAGGAACAGATACAGCGCGCGCTGCGCGACCTGTGCATCACCATCGACGCCAAAGACTGGTTCGACCTGCGCGAGCCGGTGATGCACACCGTGAAGGTGGAACTGCCGGCCAAGGCCCGGGCGCTGTACGAGGACATGGAGAAGCGCATGTTCATGGAGCTGGCCGGCATCGGGGTGGAAGCGTTCGGCGCAGCCGGCAAGACCATGAAGTGCCTGCAGATCAGCAGCGGGTTTGCCTTCCACGGCGACGCCGGCGACTGGGCCCCCATCCATGACGTGAAGATCGATGCCCTCGACGAGATCATCGAGGAGGCTGCGGGCATGCCGGTGTTGGTGGCCTACCACTTCAAGCCGACGCTGGCCCGGCTGCTCAAGGCTTTCCCCAAGGGCCGCGCGCTCGACAGCGACCCACAGACCATCAAGGACTGGAACGCCGGCAAGATCCCGGTGTTGTTCGCCCACCCGGCCAGCGCCGGCCACGGATTGAACTTGCAGGACGGCGGAAATATCCTGGTGTATTTTGACCACTGGTGGAACCTGGAGGAGCGCATGCAGATCTTCGAGCGGATCGGCCCCACCCGCCAGATGCAGGCCGGCCATGACCGGTCGATGTTCTGTTACAACATCGTGGCGGCCGACACCATGGACGAGCGCGTCATCGAGCGCACCGAGACAAAGCGCAGCGTGCAGGATATCTTGCTCGATGCGATGAAGGTGGCCGGGTACAAATAAATGCTTACACAAGTCTTTACTTGTGCTATTATACGTTTATCGACAACGTAACTGGAGAACGAAATGCACGTAGTTGGCCTAAGCGGCGGCAAGGACTCGACGGCATTGGCCTTGCGCCTTGCCGAAGTGGAGCCGCGCGAATACACCTTCATTTGCAACACGACCGGCAACGAATTGCCCGAGATGCTGGACCACTGGAAGCGGCTCGAGGATATGCTCGGCGCCGAGATCGTCCAGGTGCGGGCACACACGGATCTCGAGGGCTTGATCGCCGAGCAGAACATGCTGCCCAACGTATTCGCCCGCTGGTGCACGCGCATCCTGAAAATCGAGCCAACCATCGCATTCATGGAAAGCCTGCCGGACGACTCGACCCTGTACGTCGGCCTGCGGGCCGACGAGGAGGTGCGCCGCGGCATCTACGGCGAAGACATGAAAATCCGCTTTCCGATGCGCGAGTGGGGATGGAAAGAAGAGGACGTCTGGAAGTACCTCGATTCGCGCGGCGTGTGCATCCCGGAGCGTACTGATTGCGCATGGTGCCCTTACCAGCGCCTCGGCGAATGGCGTAGCCTTTATCAGAAATACCCGACCATCTACATGCGCGGCGCCGAGATCGAGCGGGAGCAAGGCCACACGTTCAGGTCGCCGGGGCGTGACACCTGGCCCGCCGACCTGGATTCCCTGGCCAGGGACTTTGACGCCGGCCGCAAGCTGCGTGAGTTCAAGCGCGCGACTACTTGCCGCGTCTGCTCGCTGTAAAAACCCCGCGCCCTTCTCCCGAGGGGCGCATCACCTGGAGCACTGAAAATGCTTGAATCTTACATTTGGCTGGGCGTCGTGCTCATCCTTTATTTCGCACCGACGTTCGCGGCCCCGGCTGGCCGGCGCGGCTCGGTGTTCGTCATCAATCTGTTTTTCGGCTGGACGCTGATCGGGTGGGCGGTGGCGCTGTTCGTCGCCATCCGCGCGAAAGAAGCGGCCGAGCAGCGCGCGAAAGGGGGTGCGTGATGCGCGCGGCCCATGTCGTTCACAATATCGCGTGCCTAGCTGCGGCCTGCTACCTGATCACCACTGGCAATGAATGGTGGTCGCTCGCGCCTTTCGCATTCATCCTGTGGGAGAAGTCGAAGAAAGGAGGTGCGTGATGCGGCCCGCTGAGCACCGGCCGGCGCCGCCGGATCCGGATGTCGACCGCATACGCGACCAACTGGCCCGAGCACAGGCCGCCCAGCGCCAGCAGCGCCGCGAAGAACTGGCAAAAGACCTGCTGCTAAAGCTGGTAGAGTCGACGCCTGGGGCGCTGAAGTACGACACGAAATTCAACATCGGCAAAGCCGTCGAGTACACCGATGGCCTGCTGTCCGAACTGGAGAAAAGCGATGAGCCAACCGACGAATGAGGAAATCCGGCGCCAGCTCGGGCCGACACAAGGCGCCGCGCAGTGCGAACACCACTTCGTGAAGATCGCGTATCACCAGTTCCAATGCCTGCACTGCCGCGTGGTCAAGGACGTGCAGGCGGCGCCGTGGGGTGTGCAATGAGCGGGTGGACCGTCTTCCTTTTGTACGCGATCATGGTTTTGTTCGATGCCTTCATCTTGGCCGGCACGGTATGGCTAGTTGGCTGGTGCGGTTGGTCGCCGTGGTGGTTCGTGGTAACCATCCTGATGTGTAGCGGATCAAGCCCAAGCGGCGTGATCCTGGCGCAGCAGGGTATCCGGAAGGAGCGCAAGTGAAACACGAAAACAACCCGCCATGCTGGCGCGAGGCCAAAGCCTGGGCGGAGGATCAAGAGGCCGGCGACTCGGTGGCCGCCTGGCTGGTGGTGCTAATCGTCACCCTGTCCGCGCTGGGCTGGTGGCTGCTCTAACGCGTCATACGTCCCGTAGCACATTTTCAGCGCTGCCCGGAGTTCGTCGCCTCGGGCAGCTTCCCTTGCAAGAAATTCTCCATCCTGTCTTGAAAGCTCGGCCCCAGTGGAACCCGCGCAAGCGGGGGCGGGCGCGGGCACTCCACCTGCACCGGCGGGCTTGCGATCGGGGCGCTGTTGCAGCCGCTTAACAGCATCATCGCGCTGGCCAGCAATACGTGCGTTCTCATCGATCTGCTCCTGAAGTTTTATCCCTGCTTCCCGTGCGGCCTCCTGTTCCCGGGCCCGCGCTGCGCGTTCGTCGTTCCCGCGTTGTACCTCGCGCTGGCGCTTCTCTTCGGCCACCTGGGCCGACAGGTCGGTGTAGCGCTTCTGCGCGGCCGATACCTTTCCGTTCATCCATAAATGGTCAGCTCCCGCGCCGAGCACCAGGCCGGCCACCAGCGCGCCGGCCGCGATCGGCCAAGTTGGTAAGATGCTCATGGCTTCAGTCCTACAGCAAGGGTGGCGGCGTGCCAATGGGCGGCCCACGTGTTCGGGTGGGGCTTGCCCGGCCGCCAGGCGGCGAGGTACTGCGACCACCCCTCGTCGACCGTGGTCGGCAGTTTCTTGGGCAGGGTGTAGATCAGCGCGCGCGCGGCGCAGGCCGCCACGATATCGTTGTACCGCATCGCTTCCCACAGTGCCGAGGCCGTGGGGCTGATATCGTACGCGCCGCAGATGTTGATCATCTTCGACGCAACGGCCTTGTGCGTCATCACGCCAACGCACCCGCCACCGCGCTCAAACTGCCAGTAGGACGCCGCGGGCCCCGTCTCCTGCCCGCCGGCCACCACCTGGCGCCGGTAGCGCAGGCCGGACTCCTGCATGGCGATGGCGAGCAGAATGCGGGCGGCATGAATGTTCTGAGGAATGCCCTGCAGTTCAAGTTCGGCGAGGGCGGGGTTGATGGCGGTGGTCAGCAGGCGGTGGGGGGTCATGGCGGGGTTTCCTCTCGGGGTTTCACAGGGTCAGCGGTACGCCCGAATAAGCGTGTGAAGACGAGGCGAAGCCAGGGAATGCCACCCTCGTCGAGCAGCACGTCCAGCACCTTACTGCCGCCGTAACCGCCCAGCAGGATGAGCACCGCTTGCGCCCACAGGTTGATGTCCTCCCACCAGTTGGTGGCAAAGAATGCCAGCAAGCCCACGACTATGGAGGCCATGGTGTCTTTCGCCACCTCCAGAACCAGATTGACGATCACCACGTCGCGCTTGGCCAGTTTCACCAGGGTGCCAGTTACGCCGCCCACGATCGCCAGCACCAGCACTACACCGATGTCTTGGATGGGGATAGTGCTGAGTCCTTGGGCAAGGGTGCGGGCTTCGGCGGCATAGCAGGCCATCGACCAGGTGAGCAGGATAGCAATCCAGATCCCGGCCTTTAGCTGTGCGCTGCTCTTTGCCACTGGAGGCTCCTTGATCTTTGCTTAGCGTCAAAAAACGCCAAGACTAGGCACTGGAAAGAGTTCCAGTAGTAAAATATTACTAACGATACAGCAAAACCGCTCTTAGCGGCAACATAAGGTTGAGCCGCATAGCAAAAAGCAAGGGTTACAAAAAGAAAGTGTCTGTATTCAAACGCACGTTGCCACGCGAGACGGAAACGCTTATTCCCAACCCGGATGCTGTCGGGCGTCAAGTCGTTAATCAGCACGTCAATAACCATCACCGCGCCGGCGATAGCCATTATCCACAGCAGGGTGGCACCATCCTCGGTGCGAGCGACAGAAGAAAGGCCGGAGCGGGGGTCTAGAAATGCGTTATACCAGGACACGATTGCGTCGCCCCCTGCATACAATCGTAGGAGCGACATTGCATAATCGTTAAGTCGGTAGCGCATGGCGGTTTCGCAATATTGGTGCGGCAACGGGTGACAGCACCACGCAAGCCAGCAGCTGCATTACCTCGAGGATTTTCACAATGGCGCGGTAAGGGCTGAAAGGCGTGGAACCATTCAGAACGTACCCGAATACATGCGTTATGACAAGCAGCGCGCACACGTTGGCGATAAGATAGCCGGCACTGCTGCGGGTTCGATAGGCGAAAAGGCCCACCAGGATCTCGGCCGAAACGCAGAACGAATAGAAATGCAGCGCGGTGTCGCTCGGCACCGGAACAAAAACGCTCACCCCCACGACGAAGGCAAGTAGTAGCGCGCGCTGGTCGCGCATGTTAAGGCCCAAGGCCAGAACCCACAAGGCAGCGCACGCGTACAGGTACATAATTACTTCGTGTCGGCCGGTTTGTCGACAGGGTCTTTTTCCACTGGCACGGTCTGGCGGCTCGGCGGCGGATTGCCGTTGCCAGTTTCGCCGCTGCGCTGCTGTTCGTTATCGCCTTGCATGGTTTTTCCTTTTAGTGAAGGGACAGTTTTCCCGCCTGCATTATGCGGCGGGCTTGGCGACACGTCAACGTTAGACCGGCCTTGCTGCGGCGCGAATGAAGAGTTCATCAACTTCCGCCTCGGTCTTGCCAATCGCGGCCGGGATAGCCAGGACCAGCGGGTGATTGCGCTCCATCGTCAGGGCCTTGTCCCAATACACCTGGGCCAGTGCTCGGTCTTCCTCGGGCAGCATCTCCTCGATGAAAGCGCGGATGGCCGGCATCCATCCGGCCTCAACCAGTTCCAGGTGAGCATTCAGCATGGGGATGCGATCAGGCACCACGGGGGCCGGATTGGACCGCTCGTAAATCTCCGCGATCTCGGCCGGGGTGGCGTCGCGTAATACGCCATCCTCCATCACGTGGATTGCGCCAGGCGTGACCACTGGCGGCTCGGCTTCTGGAACCTCGATCATTTCATCGCTCATACGACCCCCGCTACATTACGAATGCCGTACACCCGAACGGTGCCGGCGGTGAAGTTTGCACCCGCGCCCCAGTACAGACGGAAGCCCGTGAGCGGGCCTGTGCCTTGGTAGCCGAATGCGGAAAACAAATCCAGACTAGCTGCGGTGTCAAGACGACGTTGCAAACCACGCCTAACAATGGTTGCACGATCACTGTTTGCACCTAATACTTCTATTACCCCCGTGAATTCTCGAACACCGCTAGCGTCGGATGGGGATATGGAGATTTGGGTATTCAAGAGATTAGCAGCGAGATAATTAGAGCCAGCGTCAACGGCACCAGCTTTAGCAATCCGCATGGCAAGGAAATTCGCGGCGGCACTGGACGCTGCGTTGTTGACGACAATCTCGTAGCGGTCATAGTCGGCCGTGAAAGCGTTCAGGAAGTCGATGTTCGCCACCGCGCTGCTGACCGTGGCTGTCCCGAGCAGCGTCATGGTCTGCGCCGGAGATACGGCGGCAAGGCCGTTGCGACGGCGCACCGTGACGCGGAATCGGCTCACCAGCGTTTCGGAGCGAACGTCCACGATATCGCCGGGGCTGAGCGTTTGTGTTCCTCCCGACACGATATGGTTCGCGCTCTCGACCAATCGCGGGTTGCCGGTCACCAGGTATTCGCGCTTGGCCCCGATCTGCGGCGCATCCGTATAGCCAAGGATATCGCCCGACCCCGTGAGCCGGAACATGTTCCCTCCCGTGCCCCAGATATCCGGGGTTGAGGTAAGCGCCACCTCGTTGCCTTGCCGCTCGTTGAGCGCCCCGGTCAGCGATCCGCCCGCCACACCGCCTGCCGGGCCCATGGCGCCGTCCGCGCCGCGCTGACCGGTGACCGAGATATTCCAGGTCGCCACCGTGCCGCTACCGCCCACGATATCGACGGTAACCGTGAGCGTGGTGCCGCTGTACGACGCCACCGTGCCGCTCATGTACTGCGCCGGGTTCGAAGGGTTGACCGCACTCACCCGGATGCCGGCCACGAACGACTTGCCGGCCGGGACGGTGAACGCCTTGGTGCCCGTACCGATGGCGAGCGACGACGTGCTGCTGGCCGTGAGCCCGGTGGCGCTGACTGCGGCGATGGCCGCGCTGTCCGATGCCGACTGCGCGGCCCCGGTGGCCGTGGTGGCGGCTGTCGACGCCGTGGTGGCGCTGGCGAAGGCGTCTACGGCGTTGTTGTAGACGTTCGTTGCCGTGGCGCCGAACTGCGTCACCGCGTTGACCAGCCAGGTGATGAACGCATCCACCCGGGCGGAGAACGTGGCGCGGTCGCCGCGTTGAATCGGCGGAGTCGGAACCGGATCGATACCGGGCGGTGGAGTTTGTGCCATTATACGAATCCTCTAACAGATAAATTAAGGGTGCGGTCCGGCCAGGTGTTGTAATCCATCTCACCGCTCATGATGCCGAACGTGCTCATTTTAGTATGGTATTGGGCAATACTACCGATAACCGCCACCGGCACGTCGAGTAAATTCTGCAGAGTCTGGATCACGTCGTCGGTATCTTCGAGCGCCACCTTGAGCGACAGGGTAAGGTTCGTCGCGCTCAGGCCGCGCCGGATGGTGATTTCGCCGTATCCGTTCTCTTTGAAATACGCGTAGGACTTGGGCGCCACGCGCGAGTTGCGCTCAGGGATGCCGATCGGCTTGACGTCGCCCACGGCGATCATGCCCACCTTCGCGTCGCCCGTGCCCTTCTTCAACGTGATGGTAAGCTCCGACGCACCATAAGGCTGGATGCCGGTGGCGACGAACTGGGTCTGCGGCTTGAACTGGTCGAAGAAATACTCGTAGTAGTCGGCCGGCATGCTGCCTTCGAGCGGCACGTCGCCGCCGGTGGTGTAGATCACTTCGCCGCCTGGCGCCGTCTTGTCCACGATGCTGATCGTATCCGCATCGAGGCCAAACAGGGAAATACCATTGTGCGGGCCCGGCCGCAGCGTGATCACCAGCGGCGAGGCGCCCGCCGTCTGCGTGGAGATCGTGCCGTCGAACATGGCGCGCTTGTTCGACGGGCCCACCTCCGCCCACCAGGTGGGTGTGCCGGAGATGTTGAACTGCGATGCGGGCTTCGTTGGGTCTTTGCCGGTGTTGCCTGATTTCAAGCTCTCATAAACTTTATGTGTCGATACTACGTGCACACGGTCGCCCTCGGCATACGTCACGCCAGCGGCCCAGGCCGGGTTATCGTCCTCCGGCATGGCCACGCCGCCCTCAGTGATCGACGTGATCCGGCTGTCGTCGAACGTCACCGGCACCAGGATGCTGGTGTAGTCGTCCTCGTCGTCCCAGCTCATGCTTCCACCGTACGCATGGCGTTGCCGCCGGAGGTGACCTGATCCACGTAATCGGTGAGCTGGCTGATTTTCTGGTTCATCGTCTGCAACTCCGTGATAACTGAACTACCGGCCATTGTATCCGACTGTTGCCCGGTTGCACTCGGTTGTTGCCAGTTCACGGCGCCGGTGACGGGGGCCGCGGCGGTCGGCATCGGCGCCCCGGTGATAGCCGAGTTGAACCGCGCCAGCGCGTCGTGCACCTGCAGCACGCTGTTGTTGACGCCGTTCAGCGCGTCCACCTGTTGTTGGGCGGCCGTCACCATCTTGTCGAGGCGTTCGATCTCGGCATTGTATTGGCTGGTGGCGGCGTCCTTCTGCTCGATCAGGGCCGCGAGCTGGCGCTCGTCGATCGTCAGCTGCGTTTCGGTGATGCCGTTGAGGGCGGCAATGTCGCTGGCCGTGCGCGCGGTGGCCTTCACATATTCCAGGTAACTGCCGTAATCCTCCATCGAGGTCTGGCCCACCGTCTGCAGGGCCGCGGCCAGGTCGCCGGCGGTCGGCAGCACGCCACTTGCGCGGGCGGTCTTGAGCGCCGCGGCGATCTGGTCGGATGCCACTTGCCGGCTGGCGCTGCGCGCGGCGTCGCTGTCCACCGACAGGCCGCCCAGCGTGGACTTCAACGCTTGCGACAGGTCGCGGGTGTTGCCGATCGACACATTCACGTCGTCGATGTGCTTTTGCAGTTGGGTCATTACGTCCTGGTAAGCCGTGGTGACGGTGTTCTTCTCCGCGTTCACGGCGCGTTGCAGGGCGCCGAGGGCGTCTTGCGCATCCTTGATGCGTTGAGCCCTTAGCTTCTCGGCCGCCGCCGTGGCGTCTTCGGTGGCCTTCTTTTCGTCTTGCAGCGCGTACAGGCGCAGGTACAGAGGCCGCAGGCTCTCGTCCACCGCGGCCAGTTCGATCTGGCGGCGCAGCGCGAGCGCGCCTACGGAATCGCCCTCGGCCTCCATGATTTGAATTTGCACGTTCTGGCGAGCGGCGAGCAGTTGCGCGGCCTTCTCCTCCAGGGCGTTGAGGTCTTGGAGCGCGTGCACACGGGCCAGCAGCGGGCGCAGGCTCGCGTCCACCGAGGCCATCTCGATCTGGCGTTGCGCGGCCAGCGCACCGGCCGAGTCGCCCGACAATTCCATGATCTGGATTTCGAGTTGCCGCTTCTCGGCCGCCGTGGCCGCAAGCGCCGCTTCATCCTCGCGCGCGTAGATGAGCTGCTGCAGGGGCCTCAGCGTCTCGTCCATGGCCGCCAGTTCGATCTGGCGCCGTGCGGCCAGCGCGCCAGCAGCGTCGCCTGAGATCTCCATCAGGCGGATTTCCATATCCTGGCGGGTCGATGCCAGCTGCGCGGCGCGTGCCGCCGTCTCGGTTGCGGCGTCGGCCACGGCCTTGAACGCAGGTGCGATTGCCAGCAGCGCGGCGAACGTCTTGGCACCTTCCTCGGTGGCCAGCGCGCCGGAGTTGGCCATGCCCTGCACCAGGGCCTTGAACTCGTCGTTAGTATCCACCGTGGCGTGGCCCAGTGCGGCCATGCGCTCGGTGACTTGCTTCTGCACCGGGGCCAGGCGTTCGGCTTCGGTCAGGAAGTTGGCGGTGAAGAAATCGGTTTGCGTTGCCAGCGCGTCGACGCCGCCGGCGAACTTGATCAAGCGTTCGCGAGCTTCGATCGACGCCAGGCCGACCGCGCCGAACGCTTTGGCGCCGTCCACTCCCAACACCTGCATGATGGCGTTCGTGTTGGCGAACTCGGTGGCGAGGCGCTGCAGCGTGGTGCTTGCGGTTTCGCCCTCGGCGGCAAAGCTGGCGATGTTCGGGACCAGCGTAGTGGCCAGCGCGTTGCCCACGTCCTTGAGCATGTCGACCACCTGCTGCTCGCGCTTGGTCGCGTCCTTGTCCCACGTGATGTTGGTGGTGAGCTTGAACGCCTCCAGGCTATCGGTCGACACGTTGAGCGACGTGGCCAGGGCCTTGGACGTTTCGAGCATCATCGAGAACGAATCGGACAGGCCATCAATCACCGATTGGTCCAGCCCGCTTTTCAAGGTGTAATTCTTGTCGCTGCGGAAAATGCCGCCCTTCTCGAGCACCTTGGCCCAGTTCTCGCCGAATAGCCCGGTCGAGTCGAACGTGGTGGACATGCCCGAGCTGGTGATCTCCGGATTTTTACGGCCGAACAGTTTCGACACCGGGGCCAGCCCGGAGAGAATATTGGCGGTGCTGTTGCTGAACCCCAGCTTGCGGAATATCTGGTCCACCAGGTTAATGCCGCTGCCCAGGTTCTGGCCCAGCTTGTTCACGCTGCCGTTGTTGAAATCCCAGCCCTGCTTGTACAGGCTATTCGACGCCATCATGCCGCTAATGATCCACCCGATCACCGGGATTGCGTTGGCGAAGCTGGCGCCGGCGCCAGCCGCGGAGCCCGCTGCCAGGTTCGTGCCCGCCACTCCGGACATGCCCGCGCCGAACTCGGCCACGGCGGCCGAGCCGAAGGTGGTCCCCATGCTGGTGAGCGTCGTACCCAGCGAACTGGCGATGCCGCCGGCAAAGCCGCTATAGATACTTTTACCGATCGACAGCAAGGTGGAAGCATTGCCTAGCAGGCTGCCGTCGCTAGACCCACCGCCCCCGCCGAAGGCCGAGGCGAGCGACGACAGCCCGCCGCCGTCCACGCTGGCGTTGCCCTGCAGGTTGATGATCCATTTCTTCAAGGTCTGCTGATACAGCCAGTCGAAGAAAACGTTCTTGAACGTGTCCTTGAGCCTGGTGGCCGCGTCCTTGCCGCCGTCGACGATCGAGATGAAAGTATCGTGGGCCGTCTTCTCGATCGACTCCCACATGTCTTTGGTCTTCTGCAATTCCGCGAGCTGACCGGTGGCCTGGGCACCGCGGCGTTTAAGTTCGATCAGCTCGGTGAGGTACGCGATCTCTTTCTCGTCCAGTTCCAGGTCAACGCGCCGCGCCAGCCGGTCTTCCAGCCGCTTGATCGTCACCATCTCGATGGCCTCGGCCGTCATGCCGAAAGTGGCCACCAGGTTCTCGGCCGACTCGGCCTCGGTGCGCGCGCTCTCGATCGTCTTGCGCCGGCTGTCGTCCAGTTCCTCGACCGCTCTTTGCACGGCTTCCGCGCTGGCCTTGGCCTTCGCGTTGGCCGCTATCGTGTCCTCGTTCGCGCCTAGCGTTTCGATCAGGGCGCGGTAATAGGCTTCTTCGGCGGCGGTCAGTTTGATCTTTCCCGTGGCGAGTCCCTGGTCGAGCGCAAGCGCCATCTCCTGGCTCTTGGTCAACTTATCCAGGCCCTTGGCTTCCCGGTCGGTGGCCATCACCAGGGTGCTGGCAGCATCGACGAGCGCCGCGTACCGGCCGAGCCGGTCATCCTCGGTCTTCTTTGTCGCGGCCGACGCCTTCTCGCGCGCGTCGGCGGCCTTTTTTACGGCCTTCTGCTGGGCCTCGCTCAGCGCCTCTTCGCGCTTGATCTGCGCTTCATAGGTCTGCTTGGCAAGCGCCTCTGTCTTGCGGATATATTCGGCTTCGCTGATAGCACCGTTCGTGCGGCTGTCCTGCAGGTTCTTGAGGGCGATCAGATAGTCCTGGCTCGCGGCGTCCAGGATCTTGTATTCACCCAGCACGTCGGCCGTGTTCCGCTTGCGCGATTCGGCATCTTTCGCGCGCGCCTCAGCGGCCCTGGCGGCGGCCCCCAAAACTGCCTTGCTGGTCGTGTCGACCTGACGGCGCTCCTCTTCGGCTTCCGCTACCCTCGCGCGGCCCACTTCCTGCACCAGTCGGAGGGTCGATCCGTCCATCAGCCCCTGCAGCCCTCGGCTAAACAGAATGCCCGCCTGCCCGGCGAGTACGCCAATGTCTTTACCGATAGTCTGGAACGTATAGGCGACGTTCAGGCCGAACACCGTCAGCGCTTCGAAAATCATGGTGAGGCCCTGGTGGAGCGGGCCCAAGGCGTTCACCGCCTCGCCTTCTTTCGTGGCCTCGCCGGCCACGGCCTTCATGATGGCTTGCAGATCCACCAGGGCGCCCGACAGCGAGGTGACCCCCTCGCGCGCGGAATCGCCAAAGCCGGACTGGTTGAAGGTAACCAGTGTTTGATTCCACGTGTCTGCTAGCGCGGATATATCGCCGTTCAAGGTGTTGGCCTGCAGCGCCATTGCGCCGGCGAAGTTCACTTCGCCGATCTGCATCAGGTATTTTTCGATATCGTTGGCGCTGTTTTTAACCGTGGTGGTGACGCCTTGGAAAGTGAAAGAGACGTTATCGCCTTCCTTCTTGGACTTGACCCCGAATTCCTTGAGACGTTCGAATTCCCCGGTGGCGGCGTCGGCCACGGCTTCGATCAGCTGGTTCAAGTCCTTGCCCATCGCGGAGGCAGTATTGCCGTACGAGGTCAGCGCGCGCTCTGATGGCGTCAAGCCTAGATTGCGCAGCTTGAGGAAAGCCTCGGTGACCTCGCCGACGCTGTATGGTGTACGCGAGGCGAACTCCTGTATCACCGCGAATACTTCCTTGGCCGACTTGCTCGACCCGGTGACCGCGATCAGCGACGCGTTAAGCTTGTCGAATTCGCGTTGAGCACCGATCAGTTGCCCGACCAGTGCGGAAATGCCGAGGCCCGCTCCGATACCCGCAAGCAAGCCTTTGAACTGCTCCACCGCGCGGCTCATCTGTGCGAGAGGTCGATTCACCTCCTGCCGTGCGCGCTCCATGTCTTGCCGGAGGCGCGCAATATCGGCACGGAGCCGGATCTCTACGTCGCTAACGATGGCCATTGCGCGGTGGTTCCTTCCTATTTACAAAATGCGTCGAGGTTGCGCTCTGCCTGGATCATCCGAGCCCTTTTGTACTGCCAGGCCACCTCCGGAAACGGGCACTCGGTGGCGGGCTTGGTGGCATTGTACAGTTCGCCCTGGTACTCGCGCGACAGCTTGATCAACATTCGGCTTTCCCAGGGTTCGAATTCCACCGCCAGCACCTGGGCGATCTTGAGCACCGCGTCCGCGTCGAACGGCCCTTCCTTCCCCACCGGGCCGAACTCAAACAGGTAACCCACCCAGTGCTCGCCCCTTTCGATTCGAGGCAGCAGCACTTCCATGCCCGCCGCCTCGATCTGCTCGCGGCGCGATAACCGCGCCGGTTGCTTCCCTTCCTTCTGTTCTGGCACAGCATTGAGCCATGCCATGTACCGCACGTGCTCGGCCAGTTCTTCGACTAGCCCTTCGTGAAATTTCCCTGGTTATTGTGGAAGTTTTCCAGGCCGATCGACACGTGCGACATGAACGGGTCGAGGAACATGGCGCGCATGCCATCGGTGCCGGTCTTGCCGTCGTAGGTGAAGCCGTCGGCGTTCGTGCCTTCGAAAATTTCCATGAGGAAGTCGGCGCGCAGCTGCACCGCGGTCGATTCATCCGTCTTGGATTTCTTGCCCTTGGCCCGGCTGAACAGGTCGCCTTCCATGAACTTCTGGCGCTTGTGCAGCGCGGCCATGGCCTTTTTCGTGCCGGGGCTGGCCACCGTGATGGTCCACGGGGTTTCTTCGGCTTCGTCCAGGTAAATGATGTTGCCTTCGGCGTCGAGGACTTCGTAGGCGGCGGATTCGGTGATGCGGTACTTGGATGGATCGAACATTGCTGCTTCCCTTTCGAGAGGAGTTGGCACCGAACCCGCCGCGCGCCCCCTCTCGAAAGGTTGTTACGCGCGGCAGGACGATGCCCGGTTATGCCCAGGTGGGCGGAAAAATTACGGGGGCGTCGGCTCGACGCGGATCGTTTCGGAGTCGCGCAGGATCGACAGGGTGCCGGTCAAGGCATCGTTCGGGCCGCCGCCGGCTTCCGAGAGCGTCAGCACGTAGCCGGTGAAATAGATCACCGTGCCCGAGGGACGCGTCAGACGGAACGAGCAGATGGTACGGTCACGCATCGCCGCTTCGGCCGTGTCGTACGCCCCCGTGCCGGTCAGCCATTGGATGGTGAAGTCGGCCTGCGGATACGTGTACGTGCCCGGCTTCTGGCGGGTGCGTCCACGGGACACCACCGTCAGCGAGGCGATATCGGAATTGCGGCCTTCGACCGCACCGACGTTGGTCAGCTCGAAGCCGTCATCGTCGGTCACGCCAGTGAAGAGGGTTACATATGCGGCCGAGGTGTCCGCGGTCGGGCGGCCGGCGGCGATATGCAGCTCGGTGCCGGCGATAGTTTCGAAGTCGGGTTCGAATGCCATTTTGTTGCTCTCCTGTGATAAAGCCCGCTCGCACCATGCGATACGGGCGGGCTAGAAGCTCACCTGTATTCTAGTTTGCTTCGGCGAAAGTTACCATAAAATCCCGCGATTGCTCGTATATTTTGTCGTCGCCAGGGTAGATATCCGGATTGATGCCCACCGGGTCGACCATGTTGACGGTGTATCCGGCCACCTCGCCGATTTGATACCCCGGACCCAGGCCGGTGGCCTTGATCAGCGCCTTCTGCTGCTCGTACGTTTTGGCGTACACCGTCACCTGGACGCGCGAGCGCATCGTCGTCTTGGCGCGGCGGCGCGTGGTGGTCTTCCAAGGTTCACTGCCGCCCACTTCGGAGATCGCGATGGCCGGCGTGGGGGCGCCCTGCGGCAATGCTCCGATGTGCACCCGGTCGTCGGGCACGCCGGCGGCGGCCAGGGGCGGCCAGTCAATGAGCAACTTGCGGATGATCTTGACGGCGCTCATTCTTCAGGGTCCGATGGCGTTGGCGCTGGCGTGTCGATGCCGGCATTGGTCAGCCGCTCGCGGATCTTCGCCGTGACGCGGGCGATTGCGCGCTCGAGCGATGCGTCGGCCGCCGGCCGCATGAACGGCTGCGGGCGGATGCCAGGGTGGTCCACGCTGCGCACCTCGAGGCCGCCGAACCGGAGCACACCGCCCGGGTTCTTCGGCACGATGCGGTGCGGCCGGGTGCCGAACTCCACGAGGTGCGCGTACCAGGCCACGAAGTTGCCCACCTTGACGCTGGCCGACACCTCGCCCTTGCGATACCGGGTGGTGATCCGCGCGCTGGCGCGCAGCTGGCCGGAGTCGGTCGGGATACGGTTCTGCACCTCGGGCAGAATCTCGGCCGCGCCGGCGCGCAGGGCCGCGCGCATGATGTTGCGCTCGAGCTTCGTCGGAAGCGTCTGCAGCAGGCGGTCTAAGTCCGCGCCGCCGTTGATGTTCTGGTCACGTGTCGCCATGGGTGCTGTATTCCGTGATCACAAATTCGATCCACTCGCGCCGGCCGATCTCGGCGGGAGGGCTGGATATCTGGTACACCTCGTCGACGTCATTGTGCACCACGATGCGCATGTCGGACGAGATGCCGCGGGTGAAGCGCATGCGCACCCGCGCGGTGCGGTCGGCCACGCGGGCGCCATTCTGTACCTGCTCGCTCTTGCTCGGCAACAGGTCTTGCACCTGGGCTGGCACGCGCACGAAGCCCGCGACCGGATCCCACTCGTCTACCGGCTGCGGGCCGTATCCCGTGTCTTCAACGCGCTGGCGCTGCACGGTGATGCGGCGGTCGAGGTTCCCGGCTTCCATCAGAAGTACACCCGGTACGGGTGCCACAGCCAGTGCATGAAATCTTCCGGCAGCGTGGCCACGATCGTGCCGGCGATCACGGCCGAGCGGTGGTCGTACATGGCCGCGATGGCGGTTAGCATCCACTGCTTGAGCGGCGCCGGGATGCTGTCGGCGTCGTCGTAACCTACCGCCGCGCGCACGATGCGCAGGCTACCGATTTGCGCCGCCGGCCAGGTGCCGCCATACGGCAGGCCGATGAGCGCGGGCTCGATGTAGGAGTCGACATAGACAGATGCCGGATCCATGTTCACGGTGACGCCCTCGGGGTCGATGTACGTTACCCCCACCAGCTCGCGGAACGGCGCGGCCTGAGCGCGGATGCCGTAACCCCAGGCTGGCGTGGCGAACTCCACCACCTGCGGCATCAGCAGCCGGCCGGTTTTCTTCTCCAGCATGCCGCGCGCCGCGGAGATCATGCCTTCGATCTGCGCGTCGTCATCCGGGCCAAACACCCGGAGGTGGGCTTTCGCTTCGTCCAGGGTGATCGGCTCGGCCGCCGGTGGGGTGATTACCTTGACGCTCACGCAAATTTCCTCAGTTGACGCGGCTTCACTACCGTAGACTCATACGCCCCGATCGCAAATGCTGCACGGTAACGGCGGCCGGATGCGTCCTTGAGTTTGTATCCCACGAACTTTCCGGCGCCGATCAGCGGCGAATCAGGGCGAGGCCGGCGGGTGACCGCGTCAAGCTTCGGATCGACGCCAACACGAGTATCCGCCGAAAGCGTATGCCCAAACGTGCCTGCCGGGAAGTCATTGATGAATCCGTTTGTCGCCCCGTTCCACGTCCGATTGGTGTAGAAGCTGTAACCGAGCCCCTGCCCTGGCGCACCTTTGGCGACGTAATTGGAAACCTGTACGTTGTTCGACAGGGTAGCGCTCGAAGACATATACAGGAAGTAATCTTTTACGTTGGTGGCCGTGATGCCCGATATCTGCATGCTGGCCTTATTACCGGTGTTTCCGATAAAGATAACCGTCTTGACGTTGTCCGCGTCAATCCCGCTGATCACGAAATTGATGGGGTTTTGCAGCGACAGGAACACGGCGCCGCTGTTCACACGGGCGGGGTTGCCGGTCACGTTTCGCGCGTAGATACCTTCGAAGCGGCAGTCGTAGCAATTGATATCGGCCAGCAGTACGCATCCATCGATGTTTGGAGTGTGCAGGCCGTCGACCCACAGACATTTACCCCGCAGGTCCGGGTAGCCTTCCACGTCGAAGTCAGCTTGTTTGCCGAGGTATGAGCCCCACAGCAAGTCGCACATGCCGGCGTCGCCGCTGATGTTTTTCCCGTACACGGGCCCGATGAGGTTCGGGCCAAAGCCTGGCGTTGTCGACGGGCCAAAGCCGGAGATAAATACCGCCCCGCCAAAGAATGACCCCGTAGTCGCCGTTTGCGCCGTGCAGTTTTCGCAACGAATGTTCTCCGTAATGATGCCGGTGCTCCATCCTGGCGTGCCGACAGGCACCAGGGCCGGATCGCTCGTTGGACCGGGAACTTCTACGTCGATAGCCACACCGCTGTAGTTCTTGAACGTCAGATTGCGGAATACGAGATCTTGCGCGCGCGGCGTACCGTACCCGAAGAACGTGATGACGCCGCGGCCGGCGATGTAATTTTCGAAGCCGCAATCTTCAACGGTGATTCGATACAGCCCCGCCACTTGGCCGTCGCTTGGCCGCCACACCATTGCTCCTACCGTCGAGTTGGCCGGCAGGGCGTCGGGCTGGGTGAACTTCTTGATCCGTGCAAATCGGTAGTTCGTATGGTTACCGGGGTTTTCCAACACGATCGAGCGCATTTCGTTGCCGTCGATCAGAACGAAATTCACTGCCGTAGCTGCCAAGCGGAGCGTCGAAATGCGATTGAAGTTTCTGATGACGATGTTGGGCCGTACGTTGTAGACGTACGAACCTGCCGCGGCAAGGCTCTCGCCATTGAAATCTACAATGGCCCTGTTCGATTCGCTCGTACCCGTAGGTGAAGGAATCGAAAAGAGGGTCGTCCACGTATCCCATCCGGCGCCCGGGACAACGTTGAGCACATCGCCGCCGCTCCATCGGCCCGTGCCAACTATCGTATCCGTGCCGAAAATCCAGGGCTTTTCTTTCGAGCCGTTGCGCCCACTCGCGGGCGCAAAAGCTGCTGACCCGACGATGTAAAAATCAGCCATGCTCAGCCCCTTAGGTAAAGTCGCCCACAGCGCGCAGCCGTACACCGGCCTCGGTGGTCAAGCGCCAGCCCGCTTGGTAGCTGCGGAACTGGCAGTCCCATTGCATCGCCGCCGCCGTCATGCCGTTAGGAATCAACTCCCACACGTAACGGCGGTCCTCGATGACGAACGCCACCCCGGTGCCGGGCGCCGCGCTCAGCGCACGATCCAAGGTGTACGTGTTCACCGCGTTGGCGGCAAAAGCCGTGTGCGTCAGGATGCGCCGGTATTCGCCGCCGACCTTCAGCAAAGAACCTTTGTACTGGTCTGCGGTCACCGCGGCTGGGTTTGTCGCGGTGTTGATGACGGTCGTAGTGCTGGCCGTGCTGGCGTGAGTGATGAGCGACAAGGAAGGCGCCGTCACGCCGTCGCGAATGACTACCTGGCTCTTGGTCGAGTCGGTGATGTAGACGTCGAGGTGATGCAGGAAATCGCCAGCGGCACCGGTCACCCCGAGCAGCGTGTCGAGCATACCGGACTGCACCGCGAGCACTTGGTCCGCACCGTTGGCGACTGCTTGCCAGTCGCGATCCTGATTCTCGCCGGCCGCCAGGGTCGCGCTCGAAGTGAAGACCGGGGCCGCGTCGACCGAGCCCGCCACCACTCCCGCTTTGACGGTCAGTGTGCCGAAGGTGACGTTAAAACGCACTTTCGTATCGACAACGAAAACGCCCACCGTCGACAGCCCCGCGAGCAGCGGGGTGGAGCTGGCCACGGTGCCGTCCGGGTTGAGCACTTCCCGGGTCCCCGCGATATCGGAGCTGGCATTCACCCCCAGGCTCACGCCCGAGGGCACGGTCAGGGTGTCCGTTTGCCCGGCCAGCAGAGTGCGATTCGCGGGCAGATTGGTGCCGGAAGACAGGCCGGAGCCCGTCCCCGGCTGGAATGCCGGTGCACCACCCGTCAAGTCCGTGGTGGCGTTCAGGCCCGCGATCAGTTGCGTGGCGATGGCGTCGTCGACCGTGATGATCGATTGCGGCTTGTAGCCGTTGTACGTGGACAGCAGGCGGATGGTGGTTGCCATTATTTAGCCTTCGCGGTGGATTTCGTGCTGCCTTTGTTGCTCGGCGCGGCGTCCATCTTGTTCTCCACTTCGCCGTCCATCTTGGCGTCGCCGAGCAGATCGTCGACGTCGCCATCCGCTTGGGGGGTCGGTGCGGCCTCCTGCGGCACGGCGCCCTGGTCGGCGGCCAAGCCGGCTTTCACCAGGTCTTCGGCTTCGCCCTTCGTCACTTCCAGTTCGTCGCCAGCGTGAGCATGCACGCGGCCGTGCATGAAGCTGGTGGTGGCCGTTACTTTCGTTTTCATCGTGTTCTCCAATCCTGTGAAAGTGGCGGCCGGAGCCGCCACGGTGATTAGGCCGGGAAGGTGCCTTTGATGCGCGCTTCGGGGCGGTAGTCGGCCAGCGCCAGGCGTTCTTCCGCCAGGATGGTCACACGGTTGTTCACGAAGTCGTCTTCGTTTTCCGTCGACACCACGACGTTCGCATCTTCGCGGTCGAAGATCTGCGCGGACTGGCGGAAGTTACCGGCCAGGAACGAATTAGCGGTCATCGCCAGCGTGGTGACGATGCGACGGCCCCACAGGGTCGCGGCCAGGTTGCCTTGCGGATTGCCGATGATGTAACGGCCCTGGGTGTCCTTGAGCAGTTCGATCTTCGCCCAGTCCTGCGGGTGCAACACGGCGGCGTCGGCCGGCAGCAGCGCCAGCTCGCCTTGCAGGAAGGCCAGGCGCAGGCGGTCGATGGCCGTTTCGCCAGTTACATCGAACGGGGAGACGAACGCAGAGGCCGTGGTGTAGATGCCGGACAGGTTGTTGCCCACGCCCGAGCCCATCAGCAGCTGCAGGTCTTCGACGTAGTCCAGGCCGTAGCGCAGACGCTGGTCGATCATCGACTGCAGGGCCGGGGCGTCGTCCAGGATCTCGGTAGTGGCCTTGATGAAGTGGGCCAGCTTGATGACCTTGGCGTCGCGCTGTTCGAACGTCAGGTTCGATTCCGGCTTGCGCGTGCCTTCAGCCACCGGGGCGGCGTTGTTCGTGAAGACCAGTTCGCGGAAATACTGGATCAGCGTGGCATTCGTGCGGCCGGGGGCCAGCAGATCGCGCACCGTGGCCGGGCGCTGGGGCAGGGCGATCACGCCGTCGCGGCGATCCGGACCCACCAGGGTGCCGGCCGATGCGCTCAGGCTGGTGATCGCCTTGACGTCCACGCGCAGCATCTCGCCGCGCTTCTGCTCCACGCCGCCGGCGGTGAAGTTCTTGAACTGCTCGGATTCGATGAACTTGTAGCCGGCCGTGTCGGGGGTCTGTTTCTCGGCGCCGCCGCGGCGGGCCATCTTCTGCAGCAGGTCGTCGAGCTCAGCGCGCGCGGCCGACTGCTTGGTCATCAGGTCGTCGACCTGTTCCTTGACGCCTTCGGTCATCTTGATGCCGCGTTGGGCTTCGTGGATGGCCTTCTCGGCTTGTTCGCGTACGGAATCGGTCAGCTTGTCGACCGCTTCTTTGATTTGGGTAATTTCAAGAGACATGGTTTTTCCTCGGGGTGAGATTAGGTTTTGCTGCGGATATGGTCCAGCAGCGATTTCAGTTCGTCGCTTTGTTCGCCACCGGGCTCACCCCGGGAAAGCTTCGACAGGCCACCATTTGCGACGAGCGCGGCCTGTGATTTTGAGAACCCTGCCTCCCGCAGGAAATCCTCGAATTCTCGTACTGTCGGCACCCGGCCAGCGGCCAGCATGCTCTTGACGTCCGCCACGCGGGCGTCGTCGTTCATCGGGTTGGTGACCACGCTGATCTCCACCAAGTCCAGCTTTTGCAACGTGTAGACCCCGGTTTCCTTGTTGACGCTGTAATCCTTGACGCGGTAACCGATCGACAGGCCGGTGATCGCCTTCGACTTCATGCCCCGGTGTGCCAGGCGCGCGTATGGCGCGTCATCCAGCCACAGCGACGCCGTGCCGAGCAGGCCGTGGTCGTCTTCCTTGAGGTCTTCCCACGCGCCGATTGGCTGGTCCGGCTGGTGCTGCCACAGCACCGGCACCGTGCGGCCGTTCTTCTGCCACGTGGCCAGGCTCTCGGCGAACGCGCCGGGCGCGACGATATCGCCTCCCTTGTCCACCACGTTGAACACGGAGCCGTAACCGGAGAAATTACCGGCATCGGTAAGGCTTTTGAGCTCGAGCTCGATGGACTTGTGCAGGACGGTCATTGCTGTTCCTCGGGGGTATCTTGCGCGATTGTATCATTCTGCGCGGTACTGGTGATTTTTCCTACCATATCGAGCGGGATCATGTTGGATTGCATGTAAAGCATGTCGCCGCCCGGCAACGGCTCCAGGTTCTCCAGGCCGCGGCAGAAGTTCGGGGTATATACCCCGCCCTTGATCATCTTGTCGTAGAAGTTGGCCCGGCTCGCGCTGTCCATGCTGAGCATCTTCTCACGGCCGAACTCGGCAAAATACCGCGCGCGCTCGCCCGGCGCAATCAACCACTTGGCGATGCTCTGCTCGATCATGGTCAAGTCCGGGTCGAGCACCTCTTGCAGAAACCCGAGATTCTGTTGCTCGCGGCCGGTGCCCCAGTTCGATACCGCGGTGCCGTGTCCGATCTTCGACGGCGGAACACCGAACCAGCGGCAGATATCCTCGACGCTGGCGTTCAGCTGCTCCATCATCTGCGCGTCGATCGGGTTGATCGTGAGCTGCTGGAACTTGGCATTGCCTTCCAGGAGGTACATGCGGCCGAGCGCGGCATCGCCGAACACTCCGTCGAGCAGCTTGGCCTTCATCTGCGTGCGCTGGTCCGGCTCGAGGATCGGCTCGATCGACACCACCCCGGAAGGGCGCATGCCGCCGCCGAACAAACGGGTGGCAGCGTCGCCCACGCCGTTTGCCCGCGCCAGCGAGCGCCAGCCCACACCAATCGGCGACAGACCGGTGAGCCCGTCCTCGCTCACACCCATCAGGTGCCACACCTCGTCCTCGCTGTACACCTCGCGCCCGCGCGGATCCGCGTAGACGTACTCTCGCGCGCCGGCGGTGTTGCGGCGAACCGTCATCAAGGCGGGGTCGAGCGGGTCGAGCGCGGTGATGCGCCGGCCGGCCTTGGCCTTCAGCGCGTAGAAGTTGCCCCACAGGCAGAGGCGCCAGGACACCAGGCGGCGGAATTCGAAAGCGGTCTGGTCAGCGTTGGGGGAGTCATGCAGGAGGGCGTACAGCGGGTGTTCTCGGGCAATGCGGCGTGTCTCGCGGCCACCGGTTTCGGTGCGTTCGTAGACGAACAGCGGCATGACGGCGATCTGGTTGGAGATCAGCTTGACGCAGGCCCACACCGTGGACAGCTGCAGGGCGCGGTCGACGCGCGGCGCGCGGTCCGTGTCGGGGTAACTGCCGCTGGTGATATCGCGGTTACCCGGGTCGCGGTCCATTTCGCGGAGAGATAAGGCGGCACGAAGCGAGCCGTAGATCGCTTTCAGCGAAAACCGGCTGGCCTTATTCTTTTCCGTCATGCTTCCGCCAAGTAATCATCCCAGGTCCGTTTCTTCTCTTCCGGTGCCTCTTGCGGCATCACGCCCACCGCTATGGCCAGCGCCACCATACCGTCGATCCGGCCGCGCGCCGTTTTCTTGTCGAACTTGCGCGCGCCGCTGTCGCCTACCACCTTGGCGTTCGCCGCGCACATGGTGAGCACCGGGTGGTTGCCGTGTTTCAGCTGGCCTTCCAGCAGTTTGACTTCCAAATCGCGCAGGGCCGGCGTCATCGACGCGGTGCCTTGGCCGAACTCGACGAACCGGTCTAGCTCTGCCTGGGAGAATAACGGCTTTTTGGTTTGACTGTCTTCCCGCTTGAGCCATTCCATCAAAAACGCCATCAAATACCGGTCAAAACCGAACAATTGAACGTCGAATTCATCGAAAATCTTGCGCAAATATAACGCCACATGGCGGTATTGTATAGCTTTTCCGGGCGTTGTTTGCAAGAATCCTTGTTCGTGCCACACGTCATACGGTACTTTATCGGCCTTGGATCGCTCCCGCAGGCCCTCTTCAGGCAGCCAAAAGTAGGAGAAAACACCCCCATCGGTGGCGTCTACAAGCACTGCGGCCGTCAAATCGCTGACGCTGGAAAGGTCCAAACCCCCATAAACCTTGCGTTTCGGCCTTGCCGCCGGCGTTTCGCCGTTGGCCTGCCAGATCGAACGGGAGATGAAAGGCGCGGTGGCCTCCACCCGCTGGTTCAGGTTGAGCCACCTGAACTCTGGTTCGAATGACGGCGTGTCGATCGCCTTACGCGCCAGCTTGCGCATGTCGGCCAAGGACCGGAATACGCCCAAGGCCGGATTCGAACGTGCCCACTCGGCTTCGTCATCCATTGGCGTGTCTTCCACCGTACCATCGGGCAGCGTACGCTGCAGCGGCGTGGTGTAGACGTGGCAGACCACGTGCGGGTCCGGGTTCCGGGCCTGATTATCGATCATGATCGACAGCATGTCGGCATCGGTCGGTGCCTGTGTCGAGATGATGATCTTGAGCCCGTCCTCATAGGCGCCCTGGGCGGTTTCCAGTGCGGTGTAGAAGTCGTTCGACGGCCCTTTGATCTGTCCCGCCTCATCAAAAATGATGACGTAAGGCGACAAACCGTGCTTTGTCTTGGCCTCCGCCGACAGGGCGGCGAACTTCACGTTGCGCGACAAACCCACCAGGCGCTTGCCGGACGGCATAGCGCGGCACCGGTTCGACAGGTCCGGATTCAGGTTGATCATCTTCTCGGCCAGCTCGTACACCACCGCCGCCTGGTCCTTGGCCAGAGCCCCGCTCACCACCTGGGAATTCTGCCGTGCCTCGGGACCAACAAGGAAGGCTAGCAGCAGCGCGGCAATCAACGCGGTCTTGCCGTTCTTACGGCCGATGCAGAGGATCGCAGTGTGCGTGCCGTGCGGGTTGTCGAACACGGCGAGGATGAAGTCTTTCTGGAACTGCTCCAGCACCATGGGCTGCCCCATGAGTTTCCCCTCGGGCACGATGCAATACTTCTCGATGAACGCGATTACGCGCTCGCCGCGGGTCAACTTTTTTCGGGCAATCGTCATAATTTGCTTGCACAAGTTTTTACTTGTGCTATTATACGTACATCGACAACGCACTTAGGAGAAACAAAATGTTCGCAATCAACCAAATCGTTAAAGGCAAACGCGCTGGCACCTTCGTCATCCTGGGCTTTCGCACCATCGGCGGCGAGCAGCACGCCCAAGTCAAACCGGTGAACCCGGCCAATCACGCCCAGCACGGCGCCGGCGAAATGGCCCTGCCGCTCGACGCTCTGGTGGCGCTGTAAATGAGCGCGGCGCGCAAAGCGCCGCCGGGTTTCACCTGGCGGCCTTCTCTTCTCCCCCACCTTCGGCGCGTGCTGGTCCTCGAGCGCGATGCAGATGGCGATCTGCGCGGCAGCGTCGGCCCTTTTGGCCGCAAATGGATCGTGCGAGAAACAGGCGAGATCTTCGTCACCCGTTGCGAAGCCCAGGCCGAAGTCGAAGCGGGGCGATAGCGTCACGGCAACAGATCCTCGTCCTCTTCCGCCACCTCGCCCGCCAGTTCCCGGGCGTTCTTCTCGAGCTGGCGCTTGCCGGCCGGCTTGCGCGGGTCGCCGATCGCGCGGCCGATCATCTGCAGCGAGCGACCCAACGCCATCTGCCGGCGCGCGAGCTGTTCGCTGATCGACACGTGCGCGTTCGCCACGATCGTACCCTTCGCGTTCATCACCGTCCACCCCTCCACCGCCAGGATCGCGCGCACGTCGTCCTGGTCCACCATGCACTCGGCCATCTGCGCGGCCACCGTCAGCTGGTGCGGGTTCCACTCGTCTCGCGCACGCGCGCGCACAATGTCGCGGTAGTACGGCATGGCCTTTGCAGAAATTTGCACGTGATCCGGGGGCATTAGGTCGGGCAAAGTGGCATTTTTTGCAGCTTCGATCGCCGCTGTGGCGCTGTCGCTGCGGGCTTGCCGGGTGGTGTTTTTCGTTGCCATCATGGAACTTTCCGGTGTGGAATTTGTGAGTTAGCGTTGAAAGAAAGGCTGGG